TTTGTTTTCTTCAATTTCTTTAAACTCCTCATCTGTGAAGATATTGTGTATTGATTTCATGGTATTACCAACCAAACAACCTTTATAAATGTATCTGTTGATATTCTGAAAGCACTAAATTTAGCCTTATTAGAGCCTTAGAAGGATAGTGGAATTTAAGAGTTTTCTTAATATTTCTTTTTATAATATTTTTTGTGATAGTTTTCTAAAATTTTTAGGATACACTAACCAGCTATGCACTGACTAACAGCTTACAGCCGAAGGCTTTTATTACATTAACAACTTCTCCCAGAGTGGAATGAATTGGCTGAAGAATGACGCCAAGAAGGGAGCTCTGTTCCCAACAGGCAGAAGCGTCACTGCCTGTGATTACTATATTTTATTTTGTTATTAGTTATTTAATTGTTGTTATTAACTATCTTTGTTAGTTATTTTATGTGGGTGATTTTGGGGTTGGAAGCTCTATTATTTTACTATAGTTATTAGTTATTTTATCTTAGTTATTAACTAATTAGCTTCGCAAGAAATGTAGGGGGGTACTGCATAGGCATTTAAAGAAGCGATAATATAAGGGTTAATGTTGTGTAACTAAATGAAGTTTTTCTTACTTCCTAAATATATTTATGAGTAAGTAACTTTTGACTTTGCTTTAGCAAATCAAAAGGAAACAATCTATTTAAAGCTATCGTTTAGGAAGTGGTATGTTCTTGTATAGGTATTAACAGTGTTATTCTTGTTATTTTCTAAAATATTTTCTAAAATTTTCCTGTCAAGTCCTGGTTACAACCACAACACAAAACATAAGAATCGCTAACAATCATAATCATCATAAGCTCACACATCGGAAACAATGCAAGGGCGTCAGCCCGGCGAAGGATTGAGCCGGGCATTACTATTCAACTACAAACTTAACCTCAAACAATCCATTTAACCATTCATTCTTTTTTAATATCTTCTTCTTATCATTCTCACTCATGCTATCTGGCTTACTTTGAATTAACTTAATTATCTTATCTTTGTTAATGGCTATTATATCAAATGGTGAATGACTACCTGCAGTGCGTTGAGCAATAGTCCAGCCTTCTTTTATATATTTGTCTTTAATTGTGTACTCTTTTCTTCTTCCTTTTTTGTATATGTTTTTCATTTCTTTTTCTTTTAATTGGTTTATTTGATACTCTAAGACAAGATTTATTCTTACAAAGAGTTTCTCCAGTAGATAGATTAACTATATCTCTTGACTTACAAACAGGACATTTATATCTCATTCTTTTAACATTTCCTCTATTTTATTTAAAATTAGGAGTATTAGTTCTTTGTTTGTTAGTTTATTATATTCCATATTAAGTGTGTTGATAGGAGTGCTGTGTAGATTAATAAGTAAATAGTAAACTTCAAGTCTTTGTGTATTTTCTCCAGTCTTGAATTGATTTGTTTTAATATTTTTATCATTTTAAGTCAAGTAAGTCAAGTAAGTCGGGTTATCCCTATTAGTTTCTATATGTGTAATCTGAGTGAGAAAGGTTGTCTTACCTGTCTTACCTGTCTTGTCCTCCAATTTTAATTATTTCAATGTCCTGCGCAGCAGGCGAGGTATCCGAGCCTGCATTCCCATTCTTCCATTTAATCCCTCTCCAACATCTTATTTGATTCTTATTTCCAAAGTCTGCGTATTCTCTGCCCTTTTCTACTCCAAGTTTTTTCATGGCTAAGCCTATTGAGGTCTCTGATAACTGCCTGAACTTGTTTTCTTTACACCATTCATTGAATTTCTTTTCAAATTCAAAAGAGAATATAAATCCATTAGGGTCTCTTACATCACAAAACTCTTTTAAGAATTTATCCAGGAAATTAGACTTTGCCTCATATCTTTCCATTCTATCTTCAACTGAGCCCTCATTTGTAAAGGCTCTTTTATCTAATAAGTCCTTTAATATTCCAAGAGACTTAACCGCTAAGCATTCGTATTCTTCTTCTGGAATGTCAGAGAGTATATCCTTCTGCTCACTGAACTGATTAGGGAAATCAATTATAAGCCATCTACGATAAAATCCAATAGTCTTATCTGTTGTAGTAGGCAGGCTGTTTGTAGCAATTAATATCTTAGCATAGTTTGTATCTTCAAAGGGATTCTTATTCTTATATTCAAAGCCTATTGTGTCTTGACCTGTTAATTTCTTTAATATGCTTGTCTTTGTGATTTCATTAAAGTTTGTTTCTCCCATTACACAGACTAATTTCTTATGCAGTCTTGTTATCTCAAATCTTGAATTAAGTAAGTTGTCTAATTCTGTTGAGGTTAGGTTTTCTTTTCCAATGAATTTCTCAATTAATCTTAAAAAGCAAGACTTTCCATTCATTCCAGAGCCAATCAAACAGAATAATCTATGTATTGGATAAGACGGAATCAAACAATAAGCAATAATTTCATAGAGAGTTTTAACATTATCTTTTCCAACCCATTCCTCAAAGATTCTATCCATAGTGGGAGTTAAAACAAATCTTTCATTATCAAGAGGGTAAGCAACAGGATTGGTAGCAAAGTATTTAGGAGTAACCTCTGTTTCAATGCCTGTTTCAATATCTACAAACTTATCTTTAAATTGAATCCATGTCTCTTTGAGGTTTAATGGCTTTCTCATTCTTGCCTCTTGTTTGAGAGATTCAATTATCTCATTCTTTTCCTTTGAATTGATTGTGTTTGCATTTGATAGTTTCCTTACAAAATTAAGAATGTCTGTCTCATCTGCTATTTTCCATTTAAAATCTGATTTAATCCAAACCCACCATATTTTATTTTCATCATAAAAAAGAGGTTGTATATTGAGAATCTCTTTAGCCAAGTCTTCCTTATTGTAATATTGATTAACTACATTCTCAGTCTCTTTCTCAACAGGCAAAGAGTTTTTATTAATTTCCATGGTATAACTCCTTTAATTTACCTGTCTTCCAATGTGGCTTAAACTCTAATGCTATCATACATTTCTTACTTGCCTTTTGTTCATCTGCACCAAAGTCTTTAATTATCTTTAACTTCTCTTTCTCACTTATTTCCCTGTTAAAGAAGATATGAATGTGATAACCTCTACTGCCTGTACTAAATGCCTTATACTCCCAACCAAGTGCCTTTAATTTCAACAGAGAAGGCTGTAGTTGAGACTTTTCTTCTAAGTCAAGTACAACTTCATTAGGAAAGATAGTTCTATTATTTACATTTTCAATCCACCAGATATTCTTAGGATTTTCACAATCAAAACATAACTCACTATACTTACGCCACTTAGTAGACCTTGCACCCACTTCTTTATCTTTACTCATAATAGATAACTCAAAGTCATAACCTTGATTGCCTATCTTATAAAACAAGTAGTCTAAATAATTCTTATGCTTGGAGCCGACAGGCGACTGCAAGGAGCCTGTATTATATTCCATTTTTATCTCCATATCTATTTAAATATTTAATCAGTTTGTGGAATTTCTTTTTATTATACATACAAGCGTCACATTCTTTATGCCAGATTAGTGAATAGTTTTTTTCTAACCATTTCCACAATAATTTAATTTTCATCTGATTCTCCTATTGCAGAACAATTATCAATATCTTTAATTAAAATTTTAGTGAAGATACCAAACTTATCAAAACCAGAAATATATTCATTAGTTTGTTCTTCAATAGTTATTGTTAAAATCTTTCCATAAATAGTCTTAATCTTAATCTTATTCTTATTCATTTTTATTCTTTAACTTCTGTAAAAGTGTTCTCCATACTTGAATTTATATCTTTGAGCATTTCAACAATTTTAAATAATTCTTCTTTATCGTTTGAACTTGAAGAACTGATTTCCCAACCTACTTTCTTTTTAACACTTGTTCTTTTGAATGTTATTCTTGGGGGAACTATTGATTTTATTTCTTCCATTTTTTAATCTCATTTAATTTAATTATAAAATCGTGCCATGTTAATCCAGAGTTCTTTTTGTTTTCTTCAATTTCTTTAAACTCCTCATCTGTGAAGATATTGTGTATTGATTTCATGGTATTACCAACCAAACAACCTTTATAAATGTATCTGTTGATATTCTGAAAGCACTAAATTTAGCCT